ATAATTAATAAAGATAATAATTTTGATTTTTTTGACATTTATTTTAAAAAAGAATTCAATCTTTCAATGGAAGATTTTATAGATGTTAAAAAAATAGTGACAAAAAGTATAATTACTTCAGAAAGGTTAACATATACTTCTCATTTAATTTATAAAATTTGTAAATATTTAGACAGTAAAAATTAAGATGTATGAAGTTTATGTAACTCTTGGAGCCATCGGAGGGTTAACTTTTTTTTATTATTTTTATGATAAAAGACAAGAGGAAAAAAGATATCAAGTTTTATTAGAGCAATATGATAATGTTTCTATAGATTCTGATTTAATGAGAGTTTTTGATGGAGAAGAATTAGAAAATTCTATTTTGCGATAACAAAAATTGATTTTATAAAAAACATTTTTTTATAAAATAAATATGAAAATTGACTTTGAAGTAGAAAATAAACATTTAGGAAAAATTTTTGGTAAAAATGGTAAAAATATTAAAGAAATAGCAAAAAAGAACGGTGTCTTAATTTATATTTCTAAAAATAATATAGAAGATTTTAAAACTATTACTGTAAAACATTTTTTCTCTTTAGAAAAATTAATAAAAACTAAATTAGATATTCTTTTAACTTGTAACAATAAAGATATAAATTTAGAACTTTTAAATTTTAATACTAGTAAAGAATATTGCTCTATCTGTTTAGAAGAATTAGATAAAAATAAAGATTATTGTGTAACTAAATGCTCTCATAAATTCCACGCTAGTTGTCTTAATAAATCTCTTCAGTTAAATAGTAGTTGTCCTCTTTGTAGAAGAGAATTAGAAGAGTTTAAAGTTAAAAAAGAACTCACAGAAGATAAAATGGATGAGTTAATAAATGACACAATAGCAACAGGTCTGAATAATAATCTTTTTTCCGGTATATCATTTTATTTTATGGGATTTGAAAATAGTAGTTATATTTATAATTTTCTTTATGGACCATTAAAGTATATATTACAAAAAACTAAATATTTTTTAGAAAATTAAAGATAATAAAATGTCATCAAAGTTTACAACAAAAAAGATATCTCCGAAAAGAGAAAATAAATCTCCACAAAAAGTAACTAAATCTATGGAAAGAGAAAATAAATCCTCGAAAAAAGTAACTAAATCTGGATTAAAAAAAGGAGAAATTCCTGATCTTTTTAACCCTGTTTATTTTAGTTTTTTTCTTAGTTTTTTAGCTTTAACAGGAACAACTCTTATTACAGGTTTAACTGTTTTCAGTAGAGGTGTTCAAGGGCATCCTAGTCAATCAAATTCCACAGGTAATAATTATGCCCAAATGGCTTTAATTTCAGAAACTTGTGTAAATGTTATAGCAGGAGCTACATATTACGCATTTTTAAAATATTTATATGAAGACAGAATAAAATTAGAAAATGTAACAAGTGTCAGATACATTGACTGGTTTTTAACAACTCCCTTTTTACTTATTTCTTTTGCTCTTTATTGTAACTGGAGATACAGTAGCGATATGGATTTTGTTCCTTTAGCTTATATTATCCCTTTAAATCTTGGTATGCTTGTAATGGGATATTTAGGAGAAACAGGAAGAGTTTCTAAAGGTTTTGGATTTATTTTAGGTTTTGGTTTTTTTGCCGCAACAATGTATTATTTATATGATAAGTATGTCGATGTAGAAGGAGAATCTGGGAAAGAAAGAGATAATTTAGAAATTATATTTTGGGTATTTTTATCAGTATGGGCTCTTTATGGAATAGCTTATCTTTTACCTGTTACTTCTAAAAATATCTCTTATAATACATTAGATGTTATTTCTAAAGCAGGATTTGGTCTTTTCTTATGGATAGCAATTATTCAAGATATAAAACACGAAGGTGCTTTAGAAGGATTTACATCGTGGTAATTTATTAATAATTTTTATAATTATTAATAAGATTTATTAAAAATAAATAGACTTTTATAGTGAATCCGTTCTCCATATTCTTACTAATTATCCATTATAATTGATAAGATTTATTAAAAATAAATAGATTTTTATTTTTTTTATTATAGTGAATCCATTCTCTATCTTCTTCTGACCAATTATCCATGTCTATTATAATTAATTTTTAATTAATCCTATTTTAATTAAAAAATCATTTTTAAGATTTTAAGATTTTAAGTTCTTCTCTTAGAGTATACCATAAATCTAAATTTTCCCAAGTTTTAAATTCTTTTACTTTTTCTTTCTTTAAATATTTGTTATTTACTAAAAAATTAGCCATTACTTTCATTAAAATTTCACAAATATTTTTTCTTAAATAAGGATTGTTAATAAACTCGTCAAAAAAAGATATATCAGGAGCTGAAGAAGTCAATCTGAAATATCTTACTAATAAGTCAAAAAGAGGCTCTTGGAATGTTATAGTCCAGTCATCTACTCTTTTTTCATTTTTAAGATTGAAATACCCGGCTTCTAAGTACTGATAAAAGACATTGCTCATGTTTATTATATTTTTTAAAATTTCTAGTTTTGTTTCTTTAAATTCTGTTAAAATTTTATCACCAGAGAAAATATCATAGTCATCGTCTAAATAATCTTCTCTATTAGATAAAATTTCTTCTACATCGGTGGAACTTGTTACTACAAGTGCTCCTCTTGGAATAGTGGGTTCTTGAAGTCTTAATTGTAAAGGAGATTGATGTTCATCGGAAATAAAAACAGCTTCATCAGAAAAATATTCTATGTCGAGATGATTTTTAGTAAATTCAAAATCTTTAAAATTTTTATAGTTTTTAAGATAATTTTCTAAAGAAGGAAAATCTCCTCCTTTACCGATAACCCGATAGTTATCTGATTTTTTAAAACTACCAAAAACGAATACTTCCATTTTATATTAATTAGACTTAAATAAAAAATCAATTTTAATATTTAGATAGAAAATGATTTTTTATTTAAGTCATCGAAAAGAAAACAAAAATGTCTGAAGATAATATTATTACATCTGAAAGTAAAAATTCTTGTCTTTATACCATAAAATTAAAAAGTTTCGCATGGTTAAAAATATTAACTATGCCTGTAGAATACCCTGTTTCTGAATCATCAGGTAGAGGTTGGGAAGACCCTTGTAATTGTTTATGTGGAACTTTGTGTTTTTTACCTAAAGCTTCTGTTTTATTTTTAACCACACCTTGTTTTTGTTACTTTAAACAAATAGAGTAATATTTATATATTTATAAATATATAAATTAATCACGACAACCAGCTTCTCTTAGCTCTCTTTCTAGATTTTTATTAATGTCCGATGTTGAAGTAATAAATAAATTGGGAAAAAAAGCATGGATAAAAGCTTTTACAGAACCTCCAAAAAAAGTTAAAGAAAAACCTAAAGATAATTTCATATGAGTATAGTAACTCATACAAACTGAATTAGGGTGTGCAAAATAAGAATAATCTTCCATTTTATAAATATAAAATTTTAATACAAATTATAAGATACTAACAATTTTTTCTCTTAAATAATCTTTAATTCTCTTTTTTCTTACTTCTGGAGAAGTTTGACTATCACAAACGGTTTTACCATCAATACTTTGACACATATCTATTTTATATGGAATTTGAATATAATTAAATTTCTTTTCTAAAAGCTTTTCTTTTTTAGACTCATTAATAGCCATTCTGTTGTAAAAATCATAAACATCAGAATTAATATAGTCTGGTCCTTTATAAGAGTAATAATCTTCACTTAAATAGTCAACAAGTAAATTTGTTTTTGGTTCATAACAATCTACATAAGTTCCTTTTTTGGAAACAGGGCTCTTAATATCATCAAAATATTTATTTACTTCTGTTCTTTGTCCTAAAACTTCTGCGACACTTTCACAAGTTAATTTGTTTCCGATGGTGACTATTTTCTTAGGATCTGATGGTCGCATTACAAAAGTTGGAACTAAATATTTATTTCCATCAATGTCAACAACTTTTTGTTCTATATAACCGCTTTCCATGATCTTTTTCTCTAACCACATAAAGATCATTGTTGTTATGATAATCATAAATATACTTGTTAAAATTCTTGTTAACATTTTTAATTAATATTATTTTATTTTTTTTTAAAAATGAATTAAGTATTAATATAAAACACTTTAAAAGAATTTTTATGTTTAATTGTAATTTTTGTGAAAAAAAATATACTTCTAAATGGAGCTTGGAAGTTCACAAAAAAGTAAAACATTCACAAAATCCTACACCTTTTAAATGTGAAGAGTGTGGAGAATTATTTTCTTATAAATCTTCACTTGTTATACATTTAAGAGTTCATAAAGGAGAGCGTCCTTATGATTGTAGACATTGTGAAAAAAAATTTACTTCTTCAAGTCAAAGAACAGACCACGAAAGAATTCATACAGGAGAGCGTCCTTACCAGTGCGAGTTTTGTGATAAAAGATTTACAACATTAGGATCCAAAAAAGATCATTTAAGAATTCATACAGGAGAGCGTCCTTATGAATGTGAATTTTGTCCAAAAAAATTTAAAAAATACACAAGTTTACAAACTCATAAAAGAATTCATACAGGAGAGCGTCCTTATAAATGTGAATATTGCGAAAAAACATTTTCTCAAAGCGGAAGCCGTCGAAAACACCAAAAAACACATACTATTATAAATGGAAAAGTTTATACACTTGGAAGATATTAATTTATAATTAGTTTAAATATTTTAAGAAAATAAAACTATGAAGAAATATTATCTTTTTGGAAAAGAAACAAATATAGAAAAAAATATGAGAAAAATAGAATCTAGATCAGTCAGATGTCACTGGCATGATAAAGATGATTTATTAGAAAAAGATTTCATTGGTTTTTTTAATGAAAAAGGAGAATGTTTCGATAATTGTAATGAATTAGGAGCAAAATCTTGGAAGAAATATAGTGATTTAAAAGAAAAAAATAAAGAAACTTTCGAAAAATTTAAAACTAAAGTAAATTTTTCTATTGACGAGATAGATAAATTTATTAGTCTAAGTAATAGTATTCAAGAAGTACAAAGTGATATTAGATCTAAACAAAAAGATGTTAGTAATGGTTTTGTTTTTGATGATACTAAAATAGGAGGTAGTAAAAAAACTAGAAGATTTAAAAAAGACAATAGAAGATTTTTAACTGAGAAAGAGATTCTGAGTCTTAATAAAGAAATAGAAAAACTACAACAAAAAGAAACTACGCTTTGTAAAAAATTAAAAATTGAAGAAACTTTAGATAAAATAATACGATCTCTTTACAATATAAATTTAAAAACAGCAGAAGGATTTTCAGAAAATTATGGATACGGTGACTCTGTTTTTCTTTTTAAAAATTATAAAGAGCAAATGGATAGGCTAAAACAAAAAGTTAATAATATTGAATTTAATAATTTAAAAGAAAAAGATAAAGAGATAAAATTAAAAGAAGTAAATATTTTTCAAGAAGCTTATGATAAAGTTTTAGAAATTGTAAAAGAAGATTTAGAAGACGAAGAAAAAATGACAGTTAAAAAATCTAGACAAGTAACAAATAAAGCTAAATTTTATATAGATGAAAACGGTGTTAGACATGAATTAGATTCTAGCGTCTCCCAAGTTGTTTTGAGATAATTTATATATCTAAAAATATATAAATTGTATAACTTTTAATATTAAATGGATACAAAAATAAGATGAATTCAGAAAAATCCGAATATACTGGATTTTTAAAATTAAGTAACGGCGATGTTTATGAAGGGTATATTTTTGGAGATACAAGTGAATCTTCGGATATTTATAAAAAAGGTGAATCTTCAGAATTAGTCTTTCAAACAGGAATGACTGGGTACCCAGAAAGCATTACTGACCCTTCTTATTATGGACAAATTATGGTTTTTACTTATCCTCTAGTTGGAAATTATGGATTTCCTAAAGAAAAATTAAATAGATTTAAAATCGATGAATCTAAAGAATCCAAAAAAACTTTTCTAAAAGGAATTGTTGTGAGAGAATATACAGATAAATTTAGTCATCATGAAGCCGATAATTCTCTTGATTATTGGATGAAAAAAAATAATTTAATTGGAATTTCTGGAATTGATACTCGTAAACTAACTAAAACTATTGTAGAAAACGGATTTTGTCAAGCATGGATTGTCCCAAAGCCTTACTCAGAAAAAGAAGATCTTTTTCTTTCTAAACTTTTCGATCAAGATTTAGCTTTTAGCGCATATAATGAACCTTTACGAGAATACAGATTTTCAGAAAGCTCAAAAAAGATTTTGTTTATTGATTGCGGAGCAAAAAATTCTCAATTAACTTATCTTTTAGAAAAAGGATACAATATTGACAGAGTTAACAGCAGATTTAAAAAAGAAAATTTAGAAGAATATTCGGGAGTATTTATCAGTAACGGTCCGGGAGATCCAAGAAAAAGTACTATTTTAATAGAATTTGTCAGAGAAATTTTACAAAAAAAGATTCCTGTTTTTGGTATTTGTTACGGTCACCAAATTTTAGGTCTCGCAAGTGGTCACGAGATAGAAAAAATGAAATACGGAAATAGAGGTCAAAATATTCCTTGCGAACTAACTATTTCTAATTTAAAGAGATGTTTTATTACTTCACAAAATCACGGATATTGTTTAAAGGATACACATCTAAATGAAAATTGGGAAGTGTTATTTAAAAATAAAAACGACTCTACCAATGAAGGAATTTACAATACAAAATTTCCTTATTTTAGTGTTCAGTTTCACCCAGAAGCCAGAGGAGGCACAAATGATTCTAGATTTTTGTTTGATGTTTTTGACAAACTAATAACTACTGGAAAAGGTGTAAAAGAGATTATTAAAAATATTTTTAAACCTACAATAGAAAAAATTAAACCTAAAGGTAAAATTTTAGTTCTTGGTTCTGGAGGTCTTTCTATAGGACAAGCTGGAGAATTTGACTATTCTGGAAGTCAAGCTATTAAAGCTTATAAAGAAGAAGGATATGAAGTTATTTTAATAAATCCAAATATTGCGACAAATCAAACAAATAAAGATTTTTCAGATAGAGTTTATTATCTTCCTATTAATATACAATTTGTTTCTCAAGTAATAGAAAAAGAAAAACCAGATTATATTTCTGTTTCTTTTGGAGGTCAAACAAGTCTAA